ATTCAACGTGCAGTATACAACCGCCATAAATAATTCTCAGGTGTCGATCTAATGGCGCATATGAACCAACAGATCAGGGATCGGGTGGCTACCGTCATTGGTGCTTTGCCTTTCTTTTCTGGCCGCGTCTACAAGATGCGCTCCTATGCCCTGGATGAGGCAAAACTGCCAGCGGCAGTGGTTTACACCAACAGCCAATCGTCTTCGCTGGTCAGCATAGGCTTTAGGACACTTCAAGGCTCACTTAATCTGACGGTGGATATTCACATCAAGGGTTCCAGTGCGACGATAGTAAATGAAATAGATGATGCCTGTGTTCTAATTGAAGATGCCATTGGCTCTGATTTCTCACTGAACGGATTAGTTAAGAGTTGCGTTTTGACTGAAACCGACGTAGACATTAACGTCGAAGGCGAAAAGCCAACGGCCTCTGCTCGGTTGTCTTACGTTGCTGAATATGTTACATCCATAGCTGATGTGGAGACACCAAGATGAAGATGGTCAAAGTTTACAACAAAGCTGGTGATGAAATACTTGCCTGTGAGGTTGATCTGGCACACTATCAGTCTAAGGGCTGGGATGTTAAGAAGGCTGCAAAGCCAAAGGTTCAAGCAGAGAAAGTCGAGGAGTCTGAGTAATGGCTACGCATACTGGCAGTGAAGGAACGCTCAAGGTTGGTGCGAACACCATCGCAGAGATTCGCTCCTACTCTTTGGAAGAAACCGCTGATACCGTCGAAGATACTTCGATGGGTGATAGCTACCGTAGCTTTAAAACGACACTGAAGGGCTGGTCAGGCTCCGTTGATGTATTCTGGGATGAGACTGACACCTTGGGCCAAGGTGGCCTTGTGGTCGGCGCTGAAGCGACAATTAACGTATTTCCAGAAGGTGCGTCGGCTGGCGTATCTGAAAAGTACTACACCGGAACGGCAATTGTGACAGGCAAGACGATCACTGGCAGCTTTGACGGTATGGTGGAATCAACAATCACGCTTCAAGGCACTGGTGCTTTGACTGAAGCAACACTGGCGTAAGGATAAGACATGGCTACCCATACTGGTTCAGAAGGCACAGTTCGCGTTGGCTCGACCAACAACGTGCTTGAAATTCGTTCGTACTCGGTTGAGGAAACTGCCGATACTGTTGAAGATACCTCAATGGGCGATAGCTATCGCACGTTTAAGACTACCTTAAAGGGTTGGTCTGGTTCGGTTGATGTGTTTTGGGACGAAACTGATACCACAGGTCAGGGCGCACTGATCCCTGGCGCTGAAGTGGCTATCCGCTTTTACCCAGAAGGCGCAGTTTCAACTGACATTTATTACACGGGTCAGGCCATTGTAACTGGTAAGACTATCACTGGCAGCTTCGATGGTATGGTGGAATCCACTATCACTGTTCAAGGAACAGGGGCTTTGACTAGCGCGGCTGTATAATTAAGGAAGATTAATATGAGTATTGCCAAGCGTATCGCAGAGCGGACATCGAATAAGCGTCACATAGAAGTTCCACAGTGGGGTGATGAAGGCAAGCCAGAGAAGGTCTATTATGGCCCTCTGCTTGCTGGTGAACTGAACCGCATCCAGCGCAAGCACCCTAACTTTCTGGGCTCTGCATCTTTTGATGCAATGGTTGATCTAATCGTTCTGAAAGCTGAAAATGGTCAAGGTGAAAAGCTGTTTACGCTTGAGGACAAGGCTGTTCTTATGCGCGAAGAGGTATCTGTGATCTCAACTGTTGCTGCCGCATTTATGAGCGGGGACAGTGTCGAGGAGCAGGAAAAAAACTAAGAAACGATCCGTTTAGGTATAATTTACTCACCTTGGCGGATCGGCTTGGCAAAACCATTGCAGAGATTGAACTTATTTCAATTGAAGAGTATAACGAATGGGTCGCTTATTTTAACTTGAGTGAAGAAAGGCAAAAGCGTGGCCCAAGACCAAAGAGTTGAGTTTCTGTTTGCTGCTCAAGTCTCTGGGCAGGAGCAGCTTCAGAAATTAATATCTTCTGTTGATTCGCTGCGCAAAGAAACTGATCAGTTGAAGTCTGCTAATGCTGGCCTTGCTTCATCAACTAATGCCGTAATTAGTAACGGCGTTCGCTATAACAATGCACTTGATGCGCAGTCCAAGGCTCTTCGCCAGAACCGCCAAGGTACTCAGCAACTTGGTCTACAGATCAACGACTTTGCAACCAGTGTCTCAACTGGCGCAAGTCCATTACAGGCATTTAACCAGCAGATAGGTCAGGTTGGTTACGCCATGTCGCAAATGGGCGGCGTTGCTGGTAGGATCGGTGCTTTCCTTGCTGGCCCTTGGGGCGCGGCAGTTGTTATCGGGACAATGGCGGTTTCTGCACTATGGGGCATTATGAGCCAAGCCCCAGAGGTCAATGACAAATTTGCGAATGCCCTTTCCCGTTCTCGCGATGCTCTACTTGATTATCAAATTACTTTGGCAAAAACACGCGAAGAAGTATTGGCGTTATATGAAACTAAATTAGCTGGACTTCAATTTGAATTTCAGAAGTCAGCCACTGATGCTGGTAAATTTGGCCGTCAGGTGGGAGATAGTAGAAAGATTTTAGATAATTGGTCAAACACGCCTGTATGGAAAGTTGGTGTGGCTATGTATCAAAATGCTACAGCAACCACCAAGTTTAATGAAGCCCAAGTTAAAACTTTAGACATAAATACTGAAATGATTCAGTTGCAGAATACGCTTGCCAAAATGAGACAGCGCCACGCTAAAGAAGATACTGCTGCTTCGGCAAAGGCTTTACGGGCAGGAGAAGCTGCTGCCAAAAAACTTCAAGCACAATCCGAAAGAGATGCGAGAAAGGCCGAAGCTGAACGCGAGAAAGAATCAAAGTCAATCGAGTCCTTCATGGGCAAGATCGGCAAAGTTGGCATGAAAGAAATTCCCGCCTATCAAAGGCAAATTGCTGAATTAGAAAAAGATTTCATGGAACTGTCAATGGTTGGACAGGCTGCGACTATTGCACCATTCAAGGCTGCTGTCGAATCTATTGAGATGAGTGCTTACAGCGATGCCCTAAAGGCTGATGCAAAAGATGCCCAAAGTATGATTAAGGATATTGTTTCAGATATACCTGTTCCAGAAATGAAGCTTTACGATGAAATAACTAAAAGAAATGATGAAGTTAAAAGTTCGTTTGAAGCAATTGGTAACTCTGTTAGCGATGGCTTTAAAAATATGCTTACTGGTGCAGCGTCATGGAAAGACGGGATGCGGAGCCTTATTGGTTCCGTGATCGATCAGTTGTGGAAACTATTTGTTGTGCAGAAGATTGTTGGGTTTATTAGTAGCGCAATCGGCGGCATGGGTGGTACACCAGCGACTGGTGGCTTTGGCTCAAGTGTAAATCTGGCCGGAGTAAGGGCTTATGGCGGATCAGTTGCCGGAAACCAGCCATACATGGTTGGTGAACGAGGCCCAGAACTATTTGTTCCAGGTGGCAACGGCACAATTATTCCTAACAGCAACATGCGCGGCGGTAACGGCGGTGGAAGCAGCTTTAACATCAGCGTAGACGCCCGTGGCTCAAATGATCCAGCCGCTGTTCGCGCTCAGGTAATGCAAGGCATCCTTGAGACTGCTCCGGCAATTATCGCAGCAGCAGAGTCACGCACAATCTCAAATCTTCGTAGGCCACGCCTCGGTGGAGCAATGCAGTAATGGCGACAATCACATATCCTTCGACACCAAAGCCACAGGGCATGTCGTGGCGGCTGCTTATGCCAGCGCAGACCAACGTATCTGATTGGACGGGCCGTAGGCAGACCGTTGCATCTGGGCGTGGATGGTGGGAATGCCAAATTGCTTTGCCGCCAATTGTGGGAACGACAAATGTTAACGCATGGCGCTCGTTCATAGCCAAGAGCCGTGGCCGTGCTAACGACTTTCAGATACCAGTTGATCCAATTGCGCAGTCCGCATCTACAGCCACTCCGTTAGTCAATGGGGCTGGGCAAACTGGTCGCACATTGGCTACTGACGGATGGCCTGTATCAACAACGGTGCTTGTCGCGGGTCAGTATGTCACCATTAACAACCAGCTTTTGCAGTTGACTGAGAATGTAACGTCAAACGGATCGGGCGTTGCCACTCTGACTTTTGAGCCACCCATTCGTACACCGTCATCTGATAACGCAGCAATTGAGTACAAGAACCCATATTGCCTAATGTACTTTGTAGAGGAGCCAACGCTTTCAGTT